GGCGTCCACAGCCCTACATCGCTCAGTCGATCAACAGCACTCCTGGCACGCCAATCCCCGGCTACCAGGGCATGACTCAGTTGGCCGTCCCTGCGACTTTGGGCTTCAGCAAGACAGTGCCTTGGGAAATGACCTCCCTCGAACTGCGCGACGCTTTGCAAGAAGGCCGCCTGGGCGACTCCGCCAAGCAGAAGCTGGCATCCGACATCAACATTGCCATCATGAACGCAGCCGCTGGCTTGGGTTCTTTGGTCGTGCCGATTGCCGCTGCCGCTGGTGACTATGACGACGTGGCCCTGTGCGACGCCATCATGAACGAGCAAGGCGTTCCTGACTACGACCGCTTCATGGCCCTGTCCAGCCGCGACTACAACGGTTTGGCTGGTAACCTGGTTGGCACCGCCCGTTCGTTTGGCAATCAGAAGTCTGACAAGGCTTATGAGCGCTCTTACGTTGGCATGGTCGCTGGCTTTGACACCTACAAGATGGACTACGCCAACCGTCAAACAGCAGCAGCTGGCGGCGGCTCGATCACCATCGACACCAGCGGCGCAGGCACACAAGCGAACTACGCTCCTCAGGCAACATCGACATCCGTCGGCGGCCAGATCAACGTGGACAACCGCTTCCAAACCGTGACTGTCTCTTCGACCACCAACGTGGCCGCAGGCGATGCCTTCACGATTGCTGGCGTCTTCGCTGTGCACCACATCACCAAGCAAAGCACTGGCCAACTCAAGACATTCCGTGTCGTGAGCGTGACCAACAGCACCACCATGGTGATCACTCCCCCGATCATTGGCGCACAAAGCGTTGCCACCGACGCCCAACTGCAATACAAGAACGTGGAAGTGTCGGCACCGTCCAACACAGCCGCCATCACCTTCCTGAACGTGAATGCCGCCTCGGTAAACGTGTTCTGGCAGCGTGACTCGCTGGAAATTTTGCCTGGCCGTTATGCCGTGCCTTCGGACGCTGGCGTCGCAGTGATGCGTGCTACCACCGACCAAGGCATCGAGCTGGTTATGCAGAAGTTCTACGACATTGACAGCATGACCATCAAGTACCGTATGGACACGCTGTTCGGTGTGGTGAACAAGAACCCCGAGATGTCCGGCATCTTGTTGTTCAACCAGTAATCTGGCAAAAGACTGGGGGGCTCCGGCCCCCCTTTCTGCATAGGAGACCCAAATGCCACTGACCAAAGGTTACTCAAGCAAGTCCATCGGCAAGAACATCTCCAAGGAGATGAAGTCTGGCATGCCTCAAAAGCAGGCCGTGGCCGTTGCACTCAACGTCGCTCGCAATGCGGCCAAAGCTGCTGGCAAGCCCGGCAAGGCTCCAAAAGCAGCACCTAAGAAGGCCAAGAAATGAAGGCCGGTCTGTACGCCAACATTCACGCCAAGCGTGAGCGCATTGAAAAGCAGAAGGCTGCAGGCAAGACGCCTGAGCGCATGCGCAAGCCTGGCACCAAGGGCGCACCGACCTCTGCAGCGTTCAAAGCCGCTGCGAAAACAGCAAAGCCCATGAAAAGGAAGGCCAAGTGATGCAAGACAACATCCTCATGCCCAAGTACCGCAAGAACAAAAAGCCCGTGAAGGTTCGCAAGCCATCCCGGCCAATCGACGGCATCAATCACCGTCTGTTGCGCGAGCAGGCAGCCTCAGCTGCAGCCGCACCTCAAGCGCCCGAAGTCGTGGAAACCTCAGTGCCTGACGACAGCGAAGCGCCGACTCGCATCGAACTGGTCGAGAAGGCCAAAGAACTCGGCCTGACCTTCACCAAGCGCACCAGCGACGAAAAGCTGCTGGCCATGATCACAGAAGCACTCAACAAGCAGGAGGCCTGACATGGGTTACAGCAAGCGCCAATTCGTCGCGGCAGCCTTTGAAGAGATCGGCCTTGCCTCCTATGTCTTTGACCTGCAGCCAGAACAGCTCCAGTCCGCCATGCGTCGCATCGATGCCATGATGGCCGACTGGAACGGCAAGGGCATCCGTCTTGGCTACCCACTGCCAAACAGCCCACAAGACAGCGACCTGGACGAGCCGACATTGGTTCCAGACTGGGCGAATGAAGCCATCATCACCAATGGTGCTGTTCGGCTTGCCCCAGGCTACGGCAAGGTGGTGATGCCTGAGACCAAGGCCGTGGCCAAGGACAGCTACAACACCCTGCTGCAACGCGCCACTATGCCACCCGAGCAACAGCTCCCGGCCACAATGCCTGCTGGCGCTGGCAACAAGCCATGGCGCGTCTACGACAACCCGTTCATCCGTCCGCCTGTCGATCCTGTCGACGCTGGCCCGGACGGCCCACTCCAGTTCAACTAAGGATTCACCATGGCTTACATCAACCAACTGCCGCTGCTCGCTGTTGCCTCTCCAGGCGACCAGATTCCCGTCTACACACCGAACAACGGCGACGCCCGTCGTCTGCCCATCGGTGCGCTGTTGCAGTTCTTCCAGCAGAACTTTGCCAGCCCAACGCTGGCCACCAGCATTTTCACGCCAGGCACCGGCTTCAACGTGGCCGTGCCGACACCCGTGGCGCAGCAGCAGTGGATGCTGATTCAGCCTGCCGGGACTTTGGCCGCTGGCACTGTGACCCTGCCTTTGAACACCCAGACACCTGATGGCACCGAAGTGCTCATCACGACCACGCAGCAGATCACCGCCTTCACGTTGGCTTTGAACGGTGCAAGCGCTGCCTATGGCGACCCGACCACGCTGGCCGCTGAGGACTTCTTCCGCATGCGCTTTGTGCAGGCCACAAACAGCTGGTATCGCATCGCATAACCATGGCCACCAAGAAAGACCCACGACTGGAGCGCGTTGGCGTTGAAGGCTTCAACAAGCCCAAGCGCACGCCATCGCACCCCACCAAGTCGCACGTCGTGGTGGCCAAGGATGGCGACCAGATCAAGACGATCCGCTTTGGCCAGCAAGGCGTTTCTGGGTCTCCAAAGCGTGAAGGCGAAAGCAAGGCCGACAAGACCCGGCGTGAATCATTCAAAGCCAGGCATGCAGAAAACATTGCCAAGGGCAAAATGAGCGCAGCGTGGTGGGCGTCAAAAGTGAAATGGTGAACTGAATGCAAATTCAAATCCTCAACGGCATCTACACCGACAACGGCCCTGACCTGCGCACGAGCTACCCGGTGAACATGGTGCCAGTGCCAAAGCAGTCCGGCATCAGTGCTGGTTTCCTGCGTCCTGGCGACGGTATCGTGGCCAACGGCACAGGCCCAGGCACCGACCGTGGCGGCATCAACTGGAACGGCGTCTGCTACCGCGTCATGGGCACCAAGCTCGTGACCGTGGCCAGCAATGGCGCTGTGACTGTGCTCGGTGACGTTGGCGGCCCCGTCAATACGCTGGTAACCATGGACTACAGCTTCGACCGCCTGGCCATTGCGTCCGGTGGTCGCTTGTACTACTGGAACGGCGCACTCACGCAAGTGACAGACCCAGACCTTGGCGTCGTGCTGGATGTGGTGTGGGTGGATGGCTACTTCATGACCACCGACGGCACAAGCCTGGTCGTCACCGAATTGGCCGACCCGCTGGCCGTCAACCCGCTGAAGTACGGCAGCTCAGAAGTTGACCCAGACCCAGTGGTGGCCCTGCTCAAGCTGCGCAACGAGATCTATGCGCTCAACCGCAACACCATCGAGGTGTTCGACAACGTCGGCGGCGACTTCTTCCCATTCCAGCGTGTCGATGGTGCTCAAATTCAAAAGGGCGTGATCGGCACCTTTGGCTGCTGCGTGTTCATCGAGACAGTTGCTTTCTTGGGCAGCGGACGCAACGAAGCCCCAGGCATCTACCTTGGCGCAAACGCGACTGCCACAAAAATCAGCACGCAGGAAATCGACGAGCTTTTGCAGACCTACACCGAGGCGCAACTGGCTGCGGTGAAGATGGAGGCACGCAACGACAAGGCACACGAGCACCTGTATGTGCACCTGCCAGACAAAACGCTGGTCTATGACGCAGCCGCATCGCAGGAAATGCAGACGCAGGTCTGGTTCACGCTGACCACTTCGACCGTTGGCTTCAGCCAGTACCGTGCGCGGAATCTGGTCTGGGCCTACGACAAGTGGCTGGTTGGTGACCCGCAGTCCAGCGCCATCGGTTACCTGGTAGACAACATCGGAACGCACTGGGGCCAGATCGTCCGCTGGGAGTTTGGCACCATCATTGTCTACAACGAAGGCAACGGCGCGATCTTTAACAAGCTGGAGCTGGTCAGCCTCACCGGCCGCGTGGCCTTGGGCATAGACCCGATCATCACGACCAGCTACTCGGTGGATGGCATGGCCTGGAGCCAAGACCGTCCGCTACGCGTCGGCACGACCGGCAACACCACCAAGCGCCTGGCATGGTTTCAGCAGGGCCACATGCGCAACTGGCGCATCCAGCGCTTTCGTGGCGACAGCCAGGCGCATCTGTCTTTTGCCCGTCTTGAGGCGCAACTTGAGCCACTGGCCTACTGACCATGGCAACGCAAAAGCTCAACCTCACCCGCGATCAGCTCGCCACGTTCCTCAAGAACCACGAGCAGATCAAGCAGTTCGAGAGGCTGTTCCAGCTGGCTGACGAGATCGCGCCTTCAAGCGACACCACCGGAATCAGCATTCAAGCAGGCAATGCAGAAGCCGCAGCCAATGAGGCGCTTTCGCAGATTGTCAGCTTGGCGCAAGAAGCAGCCATCGGAAGCGGTGCAGCAGACCAAAAGGCTGTGCAGGCGCTGGACACGCTTGGCCGCATCGCCAACGCGCTGGAAATGCTGGCCACTGCGCCCGTCATCCAGAACAACAACTCGGTTGTCACCGACTACATCGATCTGCCAGAGGATGGCCCACACGTCACACAGGCCCGGCGCGTCCAGTGGAACCAAGACGACGGCACCATGGACGTTGGGCTGTACGGCGGCAGCGTCCTGCAAGTTGGCCAGGAGACGATGTACTACGCCAAGAACACCAGCGGCGCGACGATTGCGAACGGCACGCCCGTTATGTTCACTGGCACCATTGGCGCTTCTGGAAAGCTGACGTTTGGCCTTGCCGTGGCTGACGGCTCAGTGCTGGCCGATTACATGATGGGCGTTGCCACTCAGGACATTGCCAACAACGCATTTGGCTACGTGACCAGCTTCGGCCTGGTGCGTGGTTTCAACACGACCGGCGCACCTTACGGCGAGGTTTGGGCTGATGGCGACTTGATTTACTTTGACCCAGCCACGCCCGGAACTTGGACGAACATCGCGCCACAAGCGCCGAACATTGACGTGCCTGTGGCCGTTGTCGTCAACGCAGGAGGCGGCGGCTCTGGCTCGATCTTTGTGCGCATGACCGTGGCCGAATCACTGTCCAGGCTGCAAGACGTCTACATCAGCGGAACACCAGGCGACTTTGATGTTTTGCTCTACGATGCCACACAATCGCGCTGGGAAAACAAACCCGCATCTGCCGTGCAGGTGCTTGAATGGATGAGCATGTGACATGGCATTTCAAAACATCACCCCGACCAAACTAGGCCAAGCGGCCATCACGACTGGCGTCACCACGCTGTACGCCGTCCCGGCCAACACGCGCACGCTGCTCAAGGAATTCAGCATCGCCAACACAACAGGCGCGGCCATCAATGCTCGCGTGTTCCTGGTGCCTGCTGCTGGTACGGCTGGCACAACAAACGCTTTTCTGTACGACGTGTCCGTCCCGGCCAACAACGCGCTGCAGTACAACGGCGTGCAGGTGATGAACGCAGCCGAAACCATCCAAGTCCAGGCAGCCTCAGCAGGCCTGACCATCACGGCCAGCGGTGCCGAAGCCATTTAAGGAGAAACCATGAGCGTCCTCGTCAAAGCACTTATTCCTGCCAAGCAGGCAGAAAACGCACAAACGACCCAATACACGGCCGTCAACTGCAAAACCATCATCGACAAGTTCACCGCCACCAACACCAGCGCGGCCAACGTGACATTCAGCGTCAACCTGGTGACCAGCGGCGGCAGTGCTGGCGTGTCCAACTTGATCGTCGACTCGCGTGCCATCGCACCAGATGAGACCTACACCTTCCCCGAGCTGGTTGGCCAAGTGCTGGAGCCAAGCGGGTTCATTTCCACCATCGCAAGCGCTGCAACGTCGCTGACCATTCGCGCCAGTGGCCGCGAGATCACCTAAGGAGAACACCATGGAAATGCCAAAGATCATGATGGCCGGATTCACTGGCCTACCAGATTCGATGCCGTTCATCACTACGGCCGAGAACAAAAAGAACACCCAGACCGTCATCGACGACTGGATGCTCGGCCCTGAAAACCCAAGCAACGAGCCGACGGCCAACAAGGTTTACTGGGTTGCGCTGGGCAAAGCTATGCAGGTGGACGAAAAAGAGGCCCGTCGTCGTCGCTGCAGCAACTGCGAATATTTTGAAGCGACCCCATTGATGCAAGCAAAGATGGATCGCATCCCATGGAACCAGTGGGACGTGAATGCAGGCTATCGCGGTTATTGCCACAAGTTCGACTTCATTTGCCATGACATGCGCTCATGCCAGGCTTGGGAAGAACGGGAATACAACGAAGACTAAATGGTGCAACCTTGATGCAACTCTCGCTTTGCCTGCACGTAGGCTTCATGCGCGGCCTCTGGCGTCTCAAAGATGCCAAGATAGGTGCGCCTGCCTTCGCTGACGATGCGAGCCACAAACCCACGTGGATGCCTTATCACGCCAAGCAGCCCAGTTGTGCTGGTTCGCTTTGCCGTGTGCTTGTTTTCGGTGTTCGTGCGCCTGCTGACCTGGCGCAGGTTGGCAAAGGCATTGTTGGCCTTGTTGCCATCAATGTGGTCAATCTCCTGCGTCGGCCATTCGCCTGTCACGTACAGAAACGCGAACTGGTGCGCCATCGCACGGTATCCGTCAAACATGACGTAAACGTAGCCATCGCGGCGAATCGACCCGGCAGGCATCCCGGCTTTTTTCCGTCCTTTGGACTGCAAGTGAGTAAATTGCCCGGTTTCTTGGCAGTAATGCGCAAGCTCGCGCAGGCGGTTTTGTGTGATCATGTCGCACCTCATCAGAGTGGAAAGCCATCGAAAGTTGCAGCAAGCGGTGATGAATCGCCTGTCCCCCGTCGGGTAAGCTGCCATGCAATTTTACAGGCCGTGTTTGCAAAGTCCAGCGATTGTGGGAAAATAAGGCCGCTGAGTCTATCGGGCCGCCAGCAGCTCACCCGTAATAGGAGTTGCGCATGACTGGTATCGATTGGCTCAAAGAAAACCTGCAAAGGGTTTTTCTGTTGCCTGCGCCAGTCGTGGAATGGCTTGTCATGGTCTACGAGGCCATTCAGGTTTTTGACGATGTTGCTGACGGCGACACGGTTGAGCGCAAAGACCTGAATGCAGCCATCTGGAACACACTGGTGGGCATCCACCAAAACCCGTTCTTCATCGCCAACAGCCACCATCTTGTGCCGCTCTTGGCAACAGCCATCCTGAAGTGGCAAGCATCCGACCAAGCAGAACACGCAGGCCAAGCCGATGCCAGATCATTCGTCTGGCGTGCAGGCTTTTATGACCTGATCTTGATGGCCGTATCAATCACGCATGGCCCAGGATTCGCCACTAAAAACGCGCAACTTGTCATGAATCTTTATGGCGAGAAATTTGAAGACTACATGAAGGAGTTTGGCAATGCCTGATCCAGTAACAGCCCTAGTTGTGGGCGGAACACAAGTCGTTGGCGGCATCATGCAGGCCGACGCAGCAGAAGACGCAGCCAACATCCAAGCTGGCGCAGCAGGCCAAGGCATTTCAGAGCAACGCAGGCAATTCGACGCACTGCAAGCCTTGTTGAAGCCGTACACAGAAGCAGGCCTGCCAGCACTGGAGCAGCAGCAGGCATTTTTGGGCCTGCGCGGCCCAGACGCCGAGCGTGCGGCCATTGAGCGCATCCAAGGTGGCGTTGGCTTCCAAGAGGCCGTGCGACAAGGTGAAGAGGCATTGCTGCAACGTGCATCGGCCACAGGTGGCTTGCGTGGCGGCAACGTCCAAGCAGCATTGGCTCAATTTAGGCCTGCATTGCTCAATCAAGCCATTGAGCAGCAGTACAGCCGACTGGGTGGCATGACCACACTTGGCCAGCAATCTGCTGCGGGTGTCGGTGCTGCTGGTATGGAGACTGGCACCAACATTGCAAACCTTTTGGGCCAACAAGGTGCAGCACTTGCAGGCGGCGAGCTTGGCCAAGCCAAAGCCTACGGCCAAGTCCTGAACATGCCAGCGCAGTTCCTTGGGATGCAGTACGGCGCAGGCCGTGGCGGCTCGGTAGGAACGCCTGGCTTTGGCAACCTTTTCAGCGACCGTCGCTTGAAGAAAAACATTAAGCAGATTGGCACGCGACCCGATGGCTTAAACGTCTACGAATTCGATTACATCTGGGGTGGCGGCCGTCAAGTAGGCTTGATGGCGCAAGAAGTCAAGGCCATCTATCCAGGCGCTGTTTCAGAATCTGGCGGCTACCTCATGGTCGACTACAGCAAGGTTTAAAAACATGGCAATCAATCCATTCCAAGGCCCGATCAACTATGCAGTTGATGTGCAAAGCCCTTTTGAGGCGGCACTAAGCGGATTCAAAATCGGAGCGGCTGGCGCTGAAATGCAAGCGCAGGCCCAGGCACGCGAGCAAAAGCAGCAATTCCAAACCGGATTAAACACGTTCTTCAAGAATCCAAACCGTACATATGAAGACTTGGAAAAGCTCCTGCCTTTTGCCGATAAGCAGCAATTCGAGGCTTTGACCAAGGTTGGCGAAGGCATGGAAAAACGCAAACTGGACACAGCAAAGCGATTTTCTGCCCAGACACTTTTGGCATTGGAGTCAGACCCGCCAGTTGCCAAAACCATGCTGCAAGAGGCCTTTGAAGCAGAAACAGACCCAAACCAGAAACGTGCGCTTGAGGCTTACATCAAGACCATCGACATCAATCCACAAAAAGCAGCGGAGTTGATCGAGTTAACAGGAGCCGCGACTTTTGGAAAAGACTGGTATCAAGGCATAAGAGACGCAAGGGAAGAGCGTAGAAAAACAGTCAAGGCTCCATTGGAGTTGGCAGAGCTTGAAGCAAAAGCGCTGGAAGCAGGTGTGAAGGCTGAATTTGCACGGCCAATGGCTGTTGCAGAATTGGCAAAAACAAAAGCCGAAACCCTTGCACCATCTGTGCGCGAATCCATCGACTTTGCAAACTTGCAACCAGAGCAGCAAAAAACATTTCAGGCTTTGCAAATCCTTAAAAAGCCACCAGCAGCGGTTACCAACGTCAATGTGCAAAACATCGACAAATCGGCTGCTGCAGAGCTTGGCAAGTTGGTTCCTGACCTTTACAACCAGGCAAACTCAGCTGCAACACAACTCAGCGATCTTCCGCGCTACCAGGCCGCGTTGGACAACGCAATCACAGGCCCATTTGCCGAGCAAAGGCTTTCGACTGCACGCGTTGCCAATGCCTTAGGATTTACTGGCGACAAAGCTGTAAACGCCACCCGTGAGGTGATTCAAGGCTTGTCTGAAATGGCTTTGAAGTCTCGCACCATGTTGACTGGCCAAGGCCAGATCACAGAGGGCGAGCAAAAGCTGCTGCTTAAAGCGCGAAGTGGCGACATAGACTTTACAAAGGGCGAACTAAAAACCATCTTTGGTGTCGCTGACCGTGCAGCAAAAGCCCAGTACAACCAAAGCCGAAAACTTTTGGAGTCGGCGGCCAAGCAAAGCCCAACGGCACAAATGTTCTTGGAAAACATGCAGCCACTGGCTACACAAGAAGCTCCGCCTCCAGCACCAGCTCAGGCGGCTCCAGCACCGGCAGCGCCTGCCGCAGCCGTCCCCGGCATGCCTCCCGGCTTTCGCGTGATTCGATAAGGTCAACACATGGCTATCTACAAAGTCGAAGCACCAGACGGCAGCATCATTGAGCTGGAAGGCCCAGACAATGCCACCGATGCACAGATCGGACAGGCCGCGCAAGCTGCTTATTCGCAGCGTCAGACCTTCAACGTGCAAACAGCCGCAGGTCAAAACGTCGCAGTGGATGTGCGATTCCCAGAGGCAGCAGCAGCGCCAGCACAACAGCCTCAGCAACCAGGTGTTTTGCAAGAGCTTGGCCGACAAGTTGGCCTGACTGGCCGTGGCGCAATCGAAGGTGTGACCGGTCTGGCTGGCATCGTGATCGACCCAGTAACAAGACTTGCCAACATTGCGCTGCCTGGCACTGCACAGATTCCCACCATGCAGCAAGCCACGGCTCAAGTATTGGATGCCGCAGGCTTCCCGCAGCCACGCGACGCTGTTGAACGCATGGTCAATCAGGCCATTCAAGGCGTGTCAGGTGCTGGAGGCATGGCAGCAGCTGGTCGGGTTGCGCAAACAGCCGCAGCTCCAGTGACCCGTGAAGTTGGTAGGCTGCTGGCCGCTCAGCCGGTTGCACAAATGGCTGGCGGAGCAGGAGCAGGAGCAGCAGGACAGGCCGTCCGTGAAGCCGGTGGAACGCCTGGCGGTGAGATCGCTGCCAGCCTTCTAGGTGGTGTCGCTGGCGGCGCAGCAGCGGCCCGTGCAATGGCTCCAGCACGTGCACCAGCTACAGCCCCCAAGGTTCAGCCAATCGTTGAGGAAGCAGGTCGTCGCGGCGTCCCAGTCATGACGTCTGACGTAGTTCCGCCAGAAACATTTATTGGAAAAGCAGCGCAACGCCTTGGTGAGCGCATACCAATTGCTGGAACTGGCCCACTGCGTGCTGAACAGCAACAAGCTCGGATTGATGCTGTGCGAAATGTCTTGCGTGACTTTGGTGCAGACGATGCGGCCAACCTCAGTGACGACATCATGAAGGACTTGGCCACGAAAAGATCTGCTGAAATCCAGAAATATGCCAACTCGAAAAAGGAAGTCATCAATCGCTTGGCAGATAAAGGCACTGTTCCTGTGCCTCGCGCATTGGCGGCCATTGACGATCAAATTGCCGACTTGACCAGACGACGTACAGAGGGCTCGGACGAGGCAATTCAACGACTGCAACAAATCAAAACAGATGTGCAGGATCGTGACCTATTTCAAATAGAAGCCTATCGCCAAGATGAGTTGGCCAAGATTTTTATGGATGACCCGGCTCGACCAATGAGCATTGCAGCGCGTGATGCTGGTGAAAAGGCGATGCGTGCGATTTACGGGCCTGTTCGTGAAGACATGATTGACTTCATCAAGAAAACTGGCGAGCGCCGTGATGTTGATAAATTCATGGTCGCCAATAAGCGCCTGAACGAAACCGCAAACGAGTTAAAGATGGCTTCTCTCAAGTCTGTTCTCAAGTCCGGAGAACAAACACCTGAGGTTGTAAATCGACTTTTGTTTGGACAAAAGCCAAGCGAGATTCGCCAGCTTTACAGTGGATTGACACCAGCAGGCCGGGCCAATGCACGCGCCTCAATCTTGGCCCAAGCCGCTGACAAAGCAAAGTTTGAACTTCAAGACGGAACCAAGATGTTCAGTCCTGAAAAGTTCAGCGCAGAGATCAAACGCTTGCAGCCACAAATTGGTGTCTTTTTCCGTGGTGACGACTTGAAGCAAGTCGAAGGCTTGTCCCGAGTGCTTAATCTGACCCGCAGGGCAGGAGAGGCAGGCGTTGCAACACCAACAGGACAGGAAGCAGTGCCATTTGTGGCTGGAAGTGCCTTGCAGAGCTTCTTGGGCAGCTTTGGAGGCACGCTGGCTGCTGCTGGCGGCATTGGCCTTGCTGCTCGCGTCTACGAATCAGCACCGGTTCGGAATTTGATGATGCAACTTGGGACAGCCAAACGAGGTTCGGCCGAAGAGGCTGCCATCGTGAAACGTCTGCTTGCTACGATTGAAACCCAGAGCGAGGCCATCCAATCAAAAACACAGGAGGCCATGGAATGACCCATTCCGCAAACGCAGCAAAGCTGCCACAATCCCTGGACGCGAGAGTGCAGTGGCTGCAATCCGCTGTCCAGACAGGACGCCAATTCGGTCAAGAGCAGGAGCGGTGAGGATGACTCGATGCAAACTTTTCGCAAATGGATCGCATGGCTGCTTGCGTGGCTTCGATCATTCTTCCAGCCTGAATCAATCCAAGGAGAAACAGTAATGTCCGCACTCTCGATCCAACCCACCTATCCGATCTTCACGGACATCGATGGCCAGCCTCTTGAGGCAGGTTATGTCTGGATTGGTCAGGCAAACCTTGACCCGCAGGTCAACCCGATCAACGTGTACTGGGACGCTGCATTAACCATCGCAGCACCTCAACCAATCCGCACCCTCGGTGGCTACCCTTCGCGCAACGGTACGCCTGCACGCTTGTATGTCAACAGCGACTACAGCATCCGAGTGATGAACCGTAACG